CAAGACCTCCACGAATTGTTCGATCCCGGGTCATGCGTGGTCGTCGTTTTCGCGTTAATAGTCCTAATAGGGGCCGTAGGTAGTAAAGATGTTAATGTAATTGATTATTAATTAAACCAAACTTTTCCGTGTCTCTTTTTAGTCTTCTTTCTGCTTCTATGGCCACGGAACGCTGCCTGTATAGCTTTCGCTGCATTGTTTCTGTATACCTTTGTAAGTAGACGTGGAGGCTGGCTGTACCATGTAGGCCTGAACCTGTCTACGTTGGATTTCCTAGCGGTTACAAATTTGAAAGGTGATTTTATTGTTGAATAACGTGGCATAGTGAATACTAGCGAAATTGTGTGGAGTAAATATTCTTCGAAATTTTTGTGTTTTTGAAGTTGACAGCTAGTATTACCTGTCAACTTCTGCAAGTGGGTCGTGGGACCCACGCGCTAGGTCTTCTGGAAAATTCTCACACAATTTTCCTATGTCGACTCGAGCACGTGAGTGGGTATTTACGTTAAATAACTACAACAACGATGACCGAGGAGAACTTGGATTGCAATGGCAAACGTACTGTACCTATCTCTGTTACCAACCAGAGATTGCGCCCAGTACTAACACGAAGCATCTCCAGGGATATTTCTGCCTGCTTACCCCGCGAACTTTGCGAGGAATTAAGCAGTCATTGTTCTCAGGAACCCCTGGATTGCGAGGAGTCCATCTCGAAATCGCTCGCGGAACCAAAGACGAGTGCCGAAACTACTGCTCCAAAGACGAATCCCGTGATCCAGAAGCTGGATTCGGTCATTGCGAATTTGGAAGGTTTGAGGACGTCCCTGATCGCCGCGGACAAGGAGCTCGTAATGATATCGCAGCAGCTGTTGCAGTTATCACACGTGGAGGAGATCTTGCCGAGCTTGCCGCCGATCACCCCGAAGCCTTTGTTAAGTACCATCGAGGGTTCAGTGCCCTCCAATCCACTCTTCACGCAAAGCCCCGTGTACGAGTCGAAGGCGGCTTATTTCGAACACCACGGGTGTTGTGGTATCACGGATCCACAGGGTCCGGAAAGACTCATGCTGTCTTTGAAGAGATTGGAGAAGGAGACTTCTACATGAAGCCACCAGGGAATCACTGGTGGGACGGATACAAGGGCGAGGATACAGTTATTTTAGATGATTTCCGAGGTAATTGGTTTCCGTTTGCTTATTTACTTAGGTTACTTGATAAGTATCCTATGCAAGTGGAGGTTAAAGGTGGTTATGTGCATTTTGCAGCTACCACTATTTATATCACTTGCCCTCGAAGTCCGGCTGATCTGTATTCTACTTTGGAAGATAAGGCAGAAGGTTCGGTAGCCCAATTGTTACGCCGGATTACCGAGGTCAAGCAATTTGGTGCCCCCGAACCGCCACCTGATGCTATGATTTTTAACCCCATTTAGCGATAGTACGTTTAAAAAATACAAAAAAAAATAAGTTTTTTTACATTTCATTATTTCAATGCCGCTTGTAGAAGAGTTGTTGGAGGCAGGTGATTACATTGCTCCTCCGCGTCGTCTGCCGCCTGAATACTCTCGTACGCGCTATCATCAAGCTCGTGATCTCGGTAGGTCTGCTAAGACTTACGCTGCTAAGGCTGCTGGTCAAGTGCTTACTAGTTGGGCTGCTGGTAAGTTAAAGAGAATGCGTGCACGTAAATCAAGACAGAGTGCCGATGCGGAAGCGAGTGCTGATCATGAGGCACCTCCGGATGCAACTCCTGCTCAATCCCGCACAATGGATGTAGACGAGGTTGTTACGGATCAGAATGGACACACGTCTGCCCGTAGTACAACTGTGAGGTCTGATATTTCCGAGAGTAGTATGCTTACAGGGAAAGGCATTTTCGGTGCTTCCCAAGTGCCTTCTTTGGGTTCTGGTGTTTTGACCCGATTGCGTATGAAGCTTGGTGGTCGTGAGTATCCAGATCAAGTTCAATCGTTATTAGAGAAACTTGTTGGTTCTAATGCATACACTCGTACAAAGTTTGCTGGCCGAGTTTTAGTGCCTGTAGGTGAGCGTCATTATCATCATCAAGTTTTTAGGCACAATTATTCTACTAGTGAGACTACAGATACTGCCGTTTTGGATAGTGAGTTTAAAAAACGGGTTCTTGTGCCTAATCCTTACACGTATTTACCCGCGACTACTGGATTTTATCCTGGTAAGACCGTTTCGGGTGGTGATGGCCTTGTCCCTTATTCCCGTGATACGTCTTTTAGGGATATGGATAATGCAGTTGTTTACTTTGCTGATATTAATCGGAGTGACATTGAAGATTTGTCGTGGAATCAGTGCAAAGTAAAAACTATAGACCCTCCTACTGGCTATGCCAATACTACTCAGCAAATTGAATCAGATGCTAAAACTGGCTATACATTTACCATGCTTAAATGTCGTTTTAGTAAGATTTATCAGCACAATACTTTTGATAACGCTGATGGCATTGGTACTGACAACAAGAACCATGTTGGTTCATATAAAGCCGTTATCAATTATGGTCGTGTCGTGTATCAGTTTATGAACAAGGGAGATGGAGCAGCTGAAGTGGTTGTTTTGGTATCGAAGGTTAAGAACAATCATGTGTTGAGCAATTCGGCTCTTAAGTATTCTAATGCTTCTGATGATGATGCGAAGAAGTATCCTATGAAAGATTATATCAGTGCTATCGGTTTAGGTTGGAAGAACCGAGCTTTGGCTGCGCATTCAACGGAGATGATTGGAACAAGTGCTGATAATGGTGTTAGTGTCAATCAGGTTGTTGATGATCCTCGTTATCCGTTTATGCCAAAATTGAAGCAAACAAAGCAGACTGATTGTCATATGAGTGAGGTTAGCAGACAAACATTCGCTATGCCGGCTGGATCGCGCCGGTTGGTTACCGTTGATTTGCCTGGCATGGTTTATGATCCTGTTCAAGGTCTTAGTGCAATCGATGCAGAGGATGCCTCTCCTAAGGCTACGATTATGGATAAGTATTCCTATATTGTTACGATTGCTGTCAATGGTGCCAAATCTACTCGGTTTGTTAATGGTACTAATGAAGCTGGTGGCGGAGCTTGGCAGTTTGGTGGATACGCTGTAGGTGATATGCATGGAGAGGCTAATATACAGTTTATTGCTGCATATGAGGAACATGTTGGTCCTGCTGTGTATAGTAAGAGCAATAAGGTTAAACTGTATAATAGAGGAGAGTTGCTTGACCCACACCAAGAGTTTACACCTGATAGGGTAACGCATTTGTTTCAGTCGTTCAAGCAGACTACTGGTACTATTATTCCTCAGAGTATGTCTGTTCGTCCGACTCCTATGGCTACTCGCCAAGATGGCACGACTACACACGATATTCCTTCGTGTGCAGCTACGAATTTAGCAAATCAATTTAGTTAGTTCCCAGTTCCCACATTCTAGAATTTTAAGTAAAAAGAGTTCCGCACAATTTTTAATGAAGATTCTGAATACATCATGGTTGCTAGAACAGCTAGGAATTGGAAAGTCGTGCGGCAGCATAACAGCGCAGCTGCGCACGCACGTAGGTTCCTTACTGCATTATATTGGCGGCGGATTAACGCTATGTCAAGACCTCCACGAATTGTTCGATCCCGGGTCATGCGTGGTCGTCGTTTTCGCGTTAATAGTCCTAATAGGGGCCGTAGGTAGTAAAGATGT